GTCTATAGCCATAGAGGGTTCGGTAGCGAGAGGTGGCAAGAAACTCTGTGTAGAAATTTGCTTCGAATGCTGGATAGAGAGTCTTGGTGTGAACATTGAAGACTGTATTGTAACCCCAAAAAAGAATGGTAAACCACTACATACCAACAACAAGAAAGCCAACTAAATGTGATTACTGCGGAAACAAAAGAATCCACAAGTACCTGAATTGGGACGATCCTACTAAGTTAACTAAAACAGTAAAAGCTATCTGTAAGAAATGTTATGACAAACGCTCAAAGGAAACCTGGGAAACTATAACTTAAACAATATGAACTACGAACTATGTAAACGGCTGAAGGAAGCTGGGTTTCCACAAATCGTAATACCTTGGATTCAATTACATTACGATCTAGCTGGAAGTTGCCCTACCCACTGCATTGGCAACAAGGACACGTGCGGATGTGCAATCTGTGTAGGTAGAGACTTCATAATTATTCCCACGCTCTCCGAACTAATAGAGGCTGTACCCAAAGAACACAACCAGGACATTTTCGTTCTACGTTTCAAACATGGTAAATGGCAAAGTGGGTATAGCGATGGAATGGCACTTTATCCGAAAGCTTATGAAGGTAAAACCCCTGAAGAGAGCGTTGCAAATCTTTTCTTGACTCTAAATAACTAAGCACCATGAACTTAAATAGAACAGTCGAAGACTTCCTAAAAGATAAACCAGAGTTTAAATATGAACTAAGAGAGGTAGAAGGTGAGCAACAGGTAATCATAATTCTAAATGAACGGTGTTCTGTCTTCAACGCTAACGGAATGGACAAAGAGGGTACTCTCATACAGTTAAACTACGCTTATCAGGACTTATGTGAAGACATCTTGACTTCTAAACCTAGAGTAGTATAATAATATTGTAATAAATTAATTTAATTTCTTTTAATTTTGGCTGCACCTAAAGGACATAAATACGCTACTGGTAGACCTAAAGGATCTAAGAATAAAGCAGGTAAAGAGATCAAAGGTTTAGTACAAGAAATGTTTGATATGTTCAAGGACGATATACCTATGTGGGTAACTAAAGTAGCACATGAGAGTCCTGAAAAGGCTTATAAAATGTTATTTGAATCTGCAGAGTATGCTTTCCCTAAGTTATCAAGACAAGAGGTTACTGGTAAGGACGGGAAAGATCTCATACCTGAACCAACCAAGGCCCAACTCAGTGAACTAGCTAAACAGCTAAGCAAGTACAAGTAATTACATTGACTTTCCAACTACAATCAATTACAATGTAGGTGATTTAATTACAAACGAATGAAACAGAATATTTCAAAATCAGATTGGAATGAGCTGAGTGAGGAGCAGAAGAAGAAGTTTGCTGTACAGACCACCACCTACTGCAATTGTACCTCTTGGAGACTCTGTGACTGTGGATTCCCCAACATAGGCCAGATGATTGAGTTCTTGGGAGATGATTTAACTGAAATGTTTCCGATTGAAGAGCAGGATGGATGGCAAGTTGAACTCGGCCCATCACGAACCTTTTTCTGCAAAGAACTCGTAGACGCACTCTGGGAGGCTGTAAAATCTAAACTAATCAAATGAATAAGCTAACCGAACAGTGGCAACCAATAAAAGGCTATGAAGGTAGATATGAGGTGTCAGATCATGGCAATGTGAAAAGCCTATGTCATTCTAGTTCAGGCAGACTTAGGAAGTCCTTTCTAGGATTGGGTGGTTATAATGCTGTTCAAATTTATAGGAATGGTGTGCCAAAAGGATTTTATATACACAGGTTGGTTGCACAGGCATTTCTCCCAAACCCTGAGGGTAAACCACAAGTTAATCATAAGAATGGTGTCAAAACAGACAACCGTATTGAAAACATTGAATGGTGTACAAATTCTGAAAACAGACAGCATGCTTATGACGTAGGATTACAGGCTAAGCGTCCTGGCGAAATAAATGGTAATGCAAGTTTGAGTAGCTATCAGGTTAAAAGGTTAAGATTGCTGCATGAGTGTAGCCCACGATTAACACTTAATGATTTAGCACGAGCCTTTTCGGTTGATAGGTCAACCATACATTTAATACTTAAACGAAAAACATGGCAGAACATTTAAAAACAGATCAACTTTTGGTCAAACGTATCGACGAATTACTTGATGGAGAAGGAGTGTTGGATGAATATGAATATTTCGGCAAACCAATAACCCTAGCAATGGTGTTGAGGGCTTTGGAGAAATGTATTGATGATATTGCGAATACAATTGGTGGTGAATGTGATGAAAACAGAAGGCAGTGGCAAGATTTTGATTATCTACGTTACTGGTTCAAGGCACTCCCCTATGAGCCTTTCAGCACAACTGAATTGGAAGGGCAGTGGAATCTCACCAAAGACCTAGACGGACAATCCCAAGAATTCGCGGACTGGCTTTATAATTTAATTAAATAAACTATGCCACACCCAGGAGCAACAGAAGGCTACACGGAGTACCTTCCTCACGTTAAATGTCACAAACTCTTTTGTAGGAAGAAACCCGTATACAGAAAGGGGATAGTCAAGTTCCCTTGTATTTTCAGGCATGTACCAGTTTGTGAAAAACATATAATTTAATCAAATGATGGAATGAATGACTCATAAAAGCTGCTGAAGACCATCTGAAAGCTGTAAAATCTAACCAATAAACTATGAAATCAGTAACCTTCCGCATGCCAGAAGACCCCCTAGAACAAATAGACTCTTTAGCTAAAAAAGAAGGAAGAAGCAGGAGTAATATGATTTGCAAGTTGCTGGGTAAAGGTGTGTTGTGTCAGATAGTTGAAGATGCAAATGAAGAAGACAAACATGTACTTGACAAAGCTAACGAGTGAAAAGACAAAACCCCGCATTTTGCGACACCTTTACAGGTCTATAAGGTTGAACCTATACTATGACATAAACTGAATGTAACAACTGTAAATAATATGGATCTTAAAACACTCTACGCTACAGGAAGGAAAGGACTAATGCCTTTCTCAATCCTCACAAACCAACACTACGAGGTAAACTGGCATCACGAATTAATTGCCAAAGAACTCGAAGACATTGAACACAAAGTAATCCACGGTACGGATAAGCAAATCTTTCTCTTGCTTGAAGTACCACCGAGACACGGAAAATCGGAGGAGGCATCAATCAACTTTCCTGCCTGGTTCTTGGGCCGTAACCCCTCAAAGGAGATAATCACAGCGTCCTACTCTGCAGACCTAGCACAAGACTTTGGATCTAAGACTAGGGATCTGACTCAGACAGAAGAGTACGGTACTATTTTTCCTAACTTACAGCTCAAACAAGACTCTAAGAGTAAAACGAAGTGGATGACAGAAGAAGGTGGGTCTTATACCTCAGTAGGTGTTGGAGGAGCTTTGACTGGTAGAGGTGCAAACATACTCTTGATTGACGATCCGATTAAGAACCGTGAAGAGGCTGACTCTGAAGTTATCAGAGAGAAGATATGGGAGTGGTTTAGGTCTACAGCTTACTCAAGGTTAGAGCCTAACGGAGCAGTGATAATAATTATGCAGAGGTGGCATAAGTACGATCTTATTGGGAAGTTAAGAGAAGAGTTTCAGCACCGTGACGACATTGAACTCAAACAGATTAGATTTCCTGCCATCGCTACTGAGAAAGAGGAGTCTAGAGAAATAGGAGACGCACTCTGGCCTACCAGATACGACGAAAAAGCTTTGAGCAGTATTAAGGCTACAATCGGAGAAATGAACTGGGCCTCACAGTACCAGCAGATTCCTATCTTAGCTGAGAATATGGAGTTCAAGATTGAATACTTCAAATACTTTGAGGAAGAAGATATTGAGGATTTAGACCTAGAGATCACAACAACGGTGGATCTTGCTACAGGAGACAAGGAAGTACAGAAAGGTGACGACGTTGCGATTGTTACTGTAGGGAAGGAGCGAAACAAACCTAACTGGTATATCTTGGATGTTACTGGAGGAATACTAGATCCTCTTCAGACTTGTGACGCTCTGTTTATGCTTCACGAAAGATACAGACCTAAGAAGTTCGTGATTGAGTCAAACGCTTACCAGAGGACATTTAAGTTCTGGTTAACAGAGGAGATGAAGAAGCGAGAAACTTACCTACCGATCGCACTGATAAACAACACACGCAAGAAAGAAGAACGAATTAGAGGTTTGATTCCAATGTACAAGACGGGAGTCATTTATCACCGAAGAAGCTATTTGAAACTCGAAAGCCAACTGTTAAACTTTCCGATGGGTGAACATGATGATTATCCTGATTCACTTGCCTTACAGATGGAAGCACTGAGTCAAACGGATCCAGACTCAAAGAATTTAGAACAATCAATCAAAAGCTATATTTATTCCTAACCCCTAAATTATGGCACTTACAGCAGAAGACAAGAAAACCTACGAGGAGATTATGTCTTCGGACATTAAAGCTCTCGACACAAAGAATTTGCGATGCAGGGTAGTCCTTGAGTTACTAAAATGGCCTGGGCCAAGAGATGTTTATGCACCATTGCTTAACAAGCATGTGGAGCTGTGTGATACCCTCTTAGGATTCCAGAAGACAAACAAAACAGAAGATCCCAAAGAGATGCTAAAAGAGATGAAGAAGGTGGTAGAGGACGAATCCACACTAGAAGCTATTGATAATTTTATCTCCCAGCTATAATTCTTAACCCCATATAGCATGACATTACCAGATAGAGTCAAAGACTCAGAAAGCATTGAAGGAGAGTTTAAACCTTGGTTTGAAGCCAAGTTCGAAGGCATGGACACAATCTACGTTCATGGTGTCCACCGCGATAAGGAAGACGGTTACTGGGTAGAGATACACGACGGTGAGAAGATCACTAGTTACTTACTAGAGGCTAAGCTAACCGAGTGGACTAAAATGCTTGTCAAAGAAAAACCAGTACCAGTAGAGACTGAAGAAGAAGTCGAAGAAAAGAAGTAGTCTTGACATTGGTGTAAAAGGGTGCTAAGTCTTAAGTATAGCCCCACATCTATGCCACAAACTTACATGTCGTCTAACAACACGGATACTATTGACCCTATCCCTAATCCTGATCCGAAAGACGGAAAGGACAACAAGGCCGTAAAGACGGCACTTAAGCTGATCAAGCAGAACTACAATTATAAGAGCGAACGAGACCATAAGAATGAAATCGTAAAAGATTTTATCGAGGAAGGATTTGATTTGAACGAAGCCACTGGCCCTCGTAAGATCAATTCCAAGAAACTACAACAGGTTTATTGGAAGACGGCTAGTAGAATGAAACCTTTGGATTTCGTTGTGCACGCAGCTCAACGTCCTGAGATAGTAGAAAAACTAGTAACAGACGGGGTTTCAACTGTCTTAAGAAAAGGTGGATACATCCAAGCACTACGTGATAAAGGTGGTGCTTTTCAAAACATGCTAGCTTACGGAGACGCTTTTGTAATGTTCGGAACAAACGAAGAGTCCAAAGGCTTCCCAATGAAGTTTACACCTATTGCAAACAACAATGGCTATCCTGACAAACGCTCAACAGCTATGAGATCAGGTTCTAAACCAGCTCAGAAGTTCGCAGTTATCACTTCGCATACTTGGGCTGAGTTCATAGCTCTGTACCCTAATATGAAGAACAAGGCAGGTGTTGGACGCATCCCTAGAGATTACTACTTAGGGAAAGATTTAGACCAGAAGTTCCTACAACAAGACTCCAGTACAGACGAGGACGATTTAGTTGAAGTCTGCTTCTATTACGATTTGGCTAATATGCACTACATTGTATTCGCAGGAGGAGCTTGTACGGTGATCGAAGAGAAGAAAGGAGACAACTATCCTTTCGTTTTTGAAAACAAAGACACCAAGGTAGAAGAACCTTACATCCCTATTTTGCATTTTATGTGTAACGAGTCCTTTGAAGGATTCTACAATCATGGACTGTTTGAAATGATCTACGATCTAGCACTCAGTTACCAGAGACTCTTCAACATGGCTGAGAGTCATGCAGAGGAGAATACCTATCCTTATACAATGCTAAGCTTAGCACAGGGTCAGGGCACTAAAGTGATCAACCAGCTAGAAATGGCTGGAGAAGCCAGAGCACAGGGGAAGATACCAATGATAGTTCATGAAGAATCATTAACAGACCCTCGCCCTGCTTCGATGACCTCCTTAGTGACTCAGAACCTAATGCAAGAAACACAGTTAATGTGGGACATGCTTGACAGAGAGATCAAACGTCTTGGGATATTTCTTGACGAACTTGAAGATCCAATTAATGAACTCCACATCCTTTCTGATATACAAAATGCAAATATGTTTGTTAGAAACATGCAAGAGAAGAACGCATCAGAGTATGAGTTTATGGCTAAGGTCGTAATTGACCAAATCGCAAAAACAGTTTCTAAGAACGATAAGACTCCTGTACAAATGACCACAACTATTAATGTAGACGGTCAGACAATCCGTGGTGATGGACTTACACTCGGAATGCTGTCTGAAGAGCTTAAAGAACACGATTACTTTGTGAAGGTAAATGCGCTTAGCGGTGCTGACATGAGTAGATTGAAGAAAGCACAAGTCACAAACATGCTTTCACTAGCTCCTCCAGGCTCCGCTGCACATGGCAAGCTTGTAGGCCAACTCGCACAATTAAATGATGTGGATATTCCAGGTGAAGAATTTGGAATGCCACAGCAACCTCAATCACCTCAAGCTGTTCCTACTGAATCTGCCCCACCTGCGCAGCCAACTGAAGGAAACATGCCTGAACTTATTCCTGCTATTTAACCCTTTTTACAATGGCGCAGTACTCAAATAAAGAATTCATTTACAACGACGTTGTGATAAATCGCAAGCCAGATCACTTCACTAAGCCTAAGATTATCGCTATGGCTAGGGTGAAGAACCTTGAAGGCAAATCAGTGTACCGAAAAGTAGCACTATCAAGCATTAAGGAAATTGACAACGTAAATTACTTCCCATTACAGGAAGGTCTTTTAGAAAACTTCCCTGGCGTAAGCGAAGAGAACAAACCACTTAAAGAAGAGGCAGCTGACAAAGAAGTTGAGGAAGTAGAAGACGAAGGACTTACTAGATTCAATGAACTAAAAGCTCAAAAGGCTTGGCTAAAACCTGGACTAAAGGGAGAGTACGCTGACCTAAGAGCTAAGTATGTCAAATAAGATCCTTAACAAAACGGTCTGCCAAGATTTGATTGGCAGTACGAAAGTAAGTAAGATGGCTGGTCTCTACTCTGAAAACAGAGAAACCTTATCAGAGATCCGCAGACACATCTTATACTCTCACTGTGAGAATCAAAACTTCTCAGCTAGTGAATACGTTGCTTTCAGAGATGGTGTTGCCTCATGGGAGTGGTTCATGGAGCGATGCCTACAAGAAACTGAAAACCCACCTGGGGGGGACGAATAATCGTCCTTCTAAGGAGGTGTTTCACCTCGTTTGATCCTTAACACATCAAATATGTCTGACAAAAAGCACGGCGAAGATGAGTTGTTCGATACAACAGCCACCGACGCTACTGACTCCAGTGAAGACACTGTGAGTACCACCGACAAGGCTGAGCCTGAGGCCACCGAGTCAAGTGAAGAAAACACGCTTAACCTCGAACCTGCTGATGAAGTTCGTGAGAAGCAAAAGACTGCATGGCTTAAGAAAATCAAGACTGGCGACGCCACGATTGAAGAGCTTAAGACTAAACAACCTTGGTTGGCAGAACTTGTTTCAAACGAATTAAAAGCAGAAGAGAAGGCACAGAAAGCTCTCGAAGCTTCTAAAGTGACCGAATTAGCAAAGGAAATTGCACAAAGGGAAACCACTGCTGCAATGGCTAGAGCTGAGGAGGCTAATAACTTTAAAGCAACGAAAGAGAAGCTCAATTCTGTAGGGACTACTAAAGCCCAAAGAGCAACCATCAAAACTGAGTACGACAATCTCAAGGAGAAACTCGGTTCATCGGCTGCACTTGAAGTGGCTATTAGATTGTCAGGAGTAAATCTTGATGATATGTCCGCAAGAAGGAAAGCAACTAGTGTGCCAACTCTAGGTGATGCTACTGAGGAAATGGACGATCCATCCAAACAGGTTATGGATCAAGCAAGTCTCTCACCAGATGCGCTCCAGAAACTCGTTAAAAGCAAATCCAAGAACTATCGAAGTTAAAGCTGATGAAGTTAGGGTCTAAGATTTTATTTCTTAAGACCTTACTAAAATGGCCTTACCTAACACAGTAGTTAACCCGACTTACTACGCTAGAATGACGCAAGCATTTCTACGTTCTCAGTTGGTTGGCGCTGCTGTAGCTAACACAAGATTTGAAGCTAATATTACACCAGGACAAGTAATTGACTTCCCTTATGCGGCTACAGTTAAAGTAGAAGACTATACATTCTCTACTGACGCTACTATTGACGACGCAGTATTTACTTCTGACACTCTTACAGTGGATCAAGTAAAGATCGCTACTCAAAACTACGACCCACTACAAAACTTGCAAATGCACGATCCTAACTGGATGGATGCACACTCTGAAGAGATGGCTTACCAGCTAGCTCGCAACATTGACCAATACTGTCTTACGACTTTCTTGGGAGACGCTGCTGGGACTGTGACTGGTGGTACTCTTACCTCAAGCACAATCTTCGCAAAACTAAACGACGTTATGTCTACTCTTACTCGCCAACGTGCAGGTAACGGTGTACCTTTCGCTATTCTTGACGCTGAACGTATTTCCCTTCTTGCTCAAGTAGATGTTGGTAACGGATTCAACCGTGCTGATGCTGCTCTTATGAACGGTTGGGTAGGAAACACAAGCGCAGGATTCCAAGTTTACGTTTCAAACGACCTTCCTACTGCAGTTACTTTAACTGTAGACACACAGCCTACTGCTGGTGATACTTTCACAGTTCTAGGACACACTTGGACTTGTGTTGCTGACGCTTCCACAGCAAACGCTGGAGAAGTGAACATTGGAGCTGACGTTGCTGACTTTAAGACAATTTTCGTTAAAGTTATCGATGGCACTTCTTCTACTGATTACACAGACATCTCTACAGATGGACGAAGAGAATACTCAAACGCACAAATTGACGCTGCTGCTTTTGATGGTAACGACTGTGCTATTACTGCTTACGGAAAGATCGGAGGAACAGAAACTTTCACTGAAGCTACTAACGTATTCGGAACAGAAACTTCTGAACTTCTATTTGGTATGACTGGTGCGCCTTCATTGGTTGTACAGTCAGAACCAGAAATCATTGAGACACAAGAACCAGCTAACAAGAGTAAGAACATCCTTGGTACAACAATGTACGGAGCAGATGTATTCCACCGCGATCAACAGCGTTTAGTCAAAATGACTATTAATCTTTAATATCCTTTAACCCCCTTTATTATGCCTAGTAAAGATCCGCTTCTAGCGAAGCAAATCATCTTTCCAGTCAGTGGCGGTCAGGATATTATGCAGTTAAGTGATGGCACTACTGTTATCGATTCTACAGGTTCAGTTTCAGGCACTACGGTTCAATATAACGATATTGCCAACCCTGATGGTAACGGAACGATTGCGTTCGCTGGTTACACAAACACTTGGACTTCAACTTTAGATACAGGGTCAATGTTCACTATTAGTGACACTGATGCCTCACTAGCAGGAGCAACCAACTTGGTAGACCTTAAGTTTACTGATGACGGTTCAGCCAATGGAATTTTCTTGAGATGTCTCGACAACTCAGGCGCTGATGCTAAATTTACTATCGGTGCTGAAGGTTTAGCTACTATTGTAGGTGGTATTGATATCCCTACAGACGCTACTAACATTACGTTAGGAGCTTCAGGAGCAACAGACGCTTATATTCAATTTGATGGCACTGATCTAGTGTTCTTCGATTCCAACCTTGGAACCGCAGTCACTCTATCTACTTTAGCCGACCAGGTTATTGCAGGAGACCTAACTATCTCTAACGGACAGTTCGCTTGGACTGACACCGCAGACGAGGTAGCAGGTACTTGGGCTTTCGCTGGTGAAGCTAATAACGACATCAACTGGACTTCATCCTGTACTACTGGTAACTGTCTGACTATTACAGCAGACGACCTTACAAGTGGTGACATGATCCTTCTTGACTCAGTTGTTGCTGGTTTGACTTCTGGTAACTACATCCATTGTTACGATGGTGCTGCTAGTGACTTTACGGTTGCTAAGTACGGTGCTGTAACAATCGCTGGTGTAGCTGCTACTGACGTTCTAACTATCACTGCTGGTGATCTACAGATTTCCGCAGGTGACATTGACCTCGATGACGGTATTATCGCAGTTGATAATGACGCAGACGAAGGTAACAACATCACACGAACATTTGCTGGTGCTGGTACTGCTGCTGTATTAACAGCAAGCTCTGCTCACGCAAGTGGTACAAACAACGCTTTATTTGTTAATCAAGACGGTACAGGAGCTGCAACAGCTATGCTGATTGACTCCGAAGGTACTGGTGATTGTTTGACAATCCAAGGTTTATCCGCTGCCGCTAGTCTTATTAAGGCTACTGGTGAAGCTGCTACAGGTACAATCCTAGAATCCATTTCCGCTGCGAGTGCTACAGTTTCGGCTGCAACATTCACAGACACAGGAACTGCTGGTACTGGTTGGCTTGGAGCTGACGGTGTTGGTCAGGTACAAATCACTTGTGATGGTAACTTAGCTCACGCTAACGCTTCTTGTATGCTAATCGAGTACTCAGGTACTGGAGCTGCTACAGGATTAGGTACTTCATTGAGAATTGTTGACACAGGTGCTACTGCTACCTCTACCGCCGTTTATATTAGCGCAGCTACAGGAGAGGCGTTGAGAATAGACTCAGGTACTGTTATTTTCGATGAAACCCTTACTGTTACTGGTTTGCTTACCGCAACCGCAGGTACTACTGGCAAGATCATTCATGCTGGTATTACTACTTCAACAGGTGCAGCCGCAGTCGCTGTTACAGGAGGTATCCACGAAATCACCACAGATGGTGCTGGAAATGCGATGACTCTAGTAAACGGTACTGCAGGACAAAAACTAACAGTTATTTACGTAGCTGAAGGTGGAGGTGCTGATACCGCTGTACTCACCCCTACGACTCTCGCAGGTGGTGCAACTATTACATTTAACGCTCTCGGAGACTCTGCCGATCTTACCTACTCCGCTACTGGAGGTTGGTACATGACTGGTGGAACTGCTGCGATTGCATAATATTTCTTAAACTAACACCCTATGAGTAACGAAAAATTGGAAGATAAGAAAAAGGCTTTGGAAACAGAATTCAATGCCCTTAACGAGGAGTACAAAACGCTTCTTGAGAAGGTCAAGGAACTGCAACAACGTCTTAGTCAGATCGCTACCAAGAAGTCGGAATTAACAGGTGCTTTCAAACAGCTCGAAGAACTCCTTACGGAGGAGCCAAAGGAAGCCAAGAAGAAATAGTCCCTTTTTAGGGAGGTGGGGTTGACAATCTTCACAGTGCGTCAGCCTCCCCATAAAGGGGATTACCCTATCAATTAACCAAATATATTATGGGAGGAATGCTACGAAATCTACAACAGTCTGAAGTCTCAGAACAGAGACGTATGCCTGTTGACGGGGTGAATAGCGACGCATTGACACTAGTCACTGGCGAAACTGTTCAACTTTATTACTTCAGTTCAGGAGTCCTTACTACAGACGCAGGACAAGCCGCAGGTGTTACCGTAGTAGGTAAACTTGCAAACAGAAACATTTTAGGAGACTTAGGAGACGTTGTAGGATCTTACGGAGATACCTCCTTAAGTTTCACTTCAACGGCCTTTACAAACCGAAAACAATTCAATGCGATTGATGTAGAAATGGCAGAAAGAGATTCAGAGAATAATCTTCTCTCTCTTACAGCTAAAGCTACCGCAGCTACTAGTGGATTCGGAAATGGAGACTACTGTATAGATCACAGAACAGGAACACTTTACGGTGTGAAAGCCTCAACACAAGTGACTCTTACGTCGGCAGCTTACTCAGTAAATATCTCCGTTAGTGGAGGTGGAGGGGGAATTGCTTCAGACGTAAACATCGATCAGATCGCAGGAGTTGACGTTATCGCTGATGACGGAGCTTACACTGCAGGAACTTCCACAGGAATTGTGGCTTTCGGCTTTGCTGACGAAACTACTCCTGACTCAGTTGGAGAAGGAGACGTAGGTGCATTAAGAATGACCTTAGATAGAAAATTACACATTTCAAGTAACTTTGCAGAAGACACAGCACACGCTTCAGGTGCTTATGGTACACAAGTGTTAGGAGTTAGAAACGATGCTTTAGCTGCGTTAGCTACGACAGACGGAGATTATTCACCTTTACAGGTTTCAGCCGCAGGAGGGCTCTACACGGGCATTTCTGAGGTACTAGGAGCTACTATAAGTGCAACCAATCCAGTATTTGCTGAATTAACAGATGGTACTGCGGTAGTTTCTGCTGCTAACCCTTTGAACACTCAACTAAGTGACGGGACTACTCAGGCAGATATAATTGCTACAATCAATTCACTTAAAATTGATACGAGTTCTGTTGCTGGAACTGCAACAAATACAAACGGAGGAAATCGAGACGCTGGGACTCAAACTATAACCTTAGCAGATGACGACCCTGCGGTTGCTTCTCTAGGAATTATGGATGACTGGGATAACGCAGCTTCAGACGGAGCTAGTATTTCAGGAGATGTTGCACATGACGCTGCTGATGCAGGAGAACCAATTAAAACTGGTGGATACGCTTTAAGCTCACAAAGAGCTGCTGTAGCCGCTGCTGACAGAGTAGATCAGGCTTACTCACTTTATGGTGAACTAATCCAAAGATCACATACTTACGGATCACAATCAGACCGAAGTGAAGAAATCGACCCACTAGATGAACATTACGTTGAAGAGGAACTTGTAGACGATACCAACTTAGGTGCTGCTACTGTTTACTACCCATCTTCTACAGGAAGAGCTATGGGTAACTTCAACAACGTGAGTATTCACTATGCGCTCACGGGAGGTGTTACTTTCACTCTTGAAGCCAAGATAGACGACTCAACAGACTGGGTAGACATTACTCCTGCTGGATACGATTTAAGTACAAACGCAAGTGGTAACGCTAGCTATGTAGATCTATCAGGAATAGTTGATTGGGGTGGATTACATGTACGAACAATCAGAGTCAAATCTGTAACGTCGGACGCGACTAACGGTGTTCAATATCACTGGAAATTAGTATCACTTTAAGCCTTAAATATGAAACCTCAAAATCCAATTAATACAGTTAGGGAAGTGGCTACAGTCGCTGGACTCGTGTCTGCTGTGACTAACGCTAGTGCAGGAGAGACTATTAAAATTAGACCAGGTACTTACACGTTGACAGAATCCTTGGTTATTCCTTCAGGAGTAACATTTCAAGGTTCAGGTGTTGGTCAGACTATCCTTACAGGGACATTTGCTGGTAGCTTAATCCTTGGTGACAATTCATCTGTTGGGACTTATGATATTGGAGCAATTGCAGCGTTTGGTTTAACTGGGACGACAGACACGGCTGCCGAAGCTGGAAACATTACAAAAGGTGACATCCTCTATATTGATGATGGTGGCACTGATGAGAAGTTTGTGGTTGAAGCAACAACTGATGGCGTAGCTGGAACTGGAGTGTTTGCATTCGGGGTTAATCTCCCATTGAGTGTAGCTGCTACTTCAACAGTAGAGGTATTTAATTCAATGAACGAAAATATAACGATCAAAGATCTAACCCTTCTAGGCGATGATACAAATACGACTCATGGAATTAACATGACCGCAAATAAAAATGTTGTTATTGATAATGTTGTTGTAAAAG